AATTCATCTATCTCCCATTTATTAAATCTACATCTACGTCCTAACAAAGTTCCTATTGAACCTTTTTCTGCTGCACGTTTAGAGGTAGTGTTCATTAGTTCTTTTACAAAAGGAACACTATCATGATATTTATTAAATAATTTCTCTGCTTCTTCTTTAGTGCTTAGTCCTAGTTCTGCTTGTAACTTTGCTTTACCCATTCCATAAAACAAACCTAAATTAATTGTCTTGGCTTGAATACGAGATATGTTGGCCATGTCAGCAACAGTTTGATGAAAATCTACGCTATTAGAATTAAACTGTTTTACTATATTTGTAACTGATTCATCAAAACAAATAGGTTCAGTTGTAGCCGCATAGTGTACTACTAATCTTGGTTCTTGTTGACTATAATCAAAACAACCCCATTTATGATCTTCTTCTGGTATAAATAAAGATCTTATTAATGGCCCTAGTTCTTTGTTTCTTGCTGGAATTTGTTGTAAATTTGGATTTCTATAACTAAATCTACCTGTTACAGTTCCACCTGAATCTGATCTTATTGGATTTATATCTGCGTGTATTCTTCCTTTATGTGTAAACCTTAAAATAGAATCTATAAAAGTAGAATGAGATTTATTTATTTCTCTCGCCTGTGCAATTTTTTTAACTGTTGGGTGACTGTGTTTAGATAAAAAGTTTTTAGTAAAAGAAGGTGCTTTTGATTTTTGAGTTCTCTCGTAATTTAATCCTAGTTTATCAAAAACTTTAGCCACGCTTCTCGCTGCCATAAGTTGGACTTCGACACCCGTCTCATCTTTAATTTCTTTCATCAGCTTTTCTTCTCTTGCTATTAAACTATTTTTTAGCTGATGTGCTTTCTCTACGTCTACTCTTACTCCCTTAAATTTCATATCTATTAAACAAGGAAACAATTGAGTTTCTAAATCAAATACTTGATGTAGTTTTTGACTTCCTAATTCTTTTGATAACACTTCAAATAATTCTAAAGTAAGTTCTGCATCTTTCTCTGCATAAGATCCTACATACATTGCAGGTAGTTTATACATTTCTGATTTAGCATCTATTCCCCAAGAGTCTGCAGTTTCTTTTAGCACTGCTTCACTTTTAGTTTTACCTAAATAATCAAACGATACACTATTTAAACTATACCATAATCTATTCTCATCTATTAAAGATGCCATAACCATAGTATCTACAATAAAACCATTGATAGGTATTGCGTATGCTCTTAACCAACATACATCATACATTGCGTTATGAAATATTTTTGTTGCAGAATTAGAACAAACTTCTTTAACCCAATCTAAAACTTTTTGTTTTTCTAAATTACCTCCACCTTCGTGTGCTATGGGATAGTAACCTGACCAACTTTTAGTTGCTAAAGCTATACCTACAATTTCTCCTTCTCCAATAACTGAACCAGATCCTTTTGATTTTAAGTTCGGATCTTTTGTTTCTAAGTCAATTGCTATGTATTTTTCTTTACTTAAGTCAGGAAAAGTATCTGGACAAATCCATTCTTTTTGAGCTTCAAACATTATGAGTAATCCCTTTCAAGTATCATTTCTAAGTAGTGTATTGCTTTTTCTATGTCTTGTTCTTTACCTTTCGCTGCGTGTCTGCATATGTATTTTATAGCTGATCCTTCTGCAAAAGGCAAACGGTTCTCATTTATAAATTGACTTGGTTGAATCTTCATATCTTTGTAATGAGATCCTCCTACTTGTTTCTTGTACGCTGTCATTATATTGGGTCTCCTATATTATATTGATAGTCTGATGTTGGTTCCATAATGTATAAAGTTTCTTTTGCTCTCGTTACTCCCACAAAAAATATTCTGTGTTCAGTATCTGGATCTCTTCTTGCTGATTCGTATATTATATTTTCTATATCTGTATATAAAATTACATTATCACATTCTTCTCCTTTTACTCCGTGTATGGTAGACAATTTTATTCTTGCATTCTTTGTTAAATCATCTCCTTCGTTTAATAAGTTTTTAATGTAAGACTTACTTTCTTCTGGTATATGTAATTGCTCCCAGCTTCCCGCTACTAGCAGACCGTGATCAGATTTTAATTTATCTAAGTCTACTGAGCTTATATTTGCTAGACTATTACCACTAGCAAAACCATGTTTTACATGGCCTTTATTGTAATTTAAATACTCATAAACTTTTTGTGCTTCTTCTCCGCTAACAGTAGCACCTTTATTTAATCTATCCCAAACTCTATATGCCTCTAATAATTCTTTAGGTAATATATTGTTTACCTTACTATCAAACCTAAAATTTAAAGAAGATAGATGTTCTGCAATAGGCTCTAGCATTTTATTTGTTCGAGTCAATATCATCCATTTTTCTGTACTAAAATCTATATTTTCTAAATAACAATTTTCAATAATCTTACCTTCTTCATCTCTAGGCTCCCATTTTTTCTCCATTCTATTTTGAATATTGTTTAAAATGCTTACAGCCTTTTCATGTATTAACCTTGGAACTCTTCTAGATTTTATTAAAGAATCTTTTTTTCCTTCTAAATTTATAAATATACTTGGATCAGCTCCTTGAAAAGTGTAAATAGTTTGGTCATCATCCCCCGCAATGTACGATCTTTCACATCTTGATTCGATATAAAAAAACATATCCCATTGCAGAGGACTCAGATCCTGTGCTTCATCAAGAAAAACTACTTCTAAGTTGGGGCACTTATCTTTCTCGACAAATTTTGTAATCATGTCACAATACTCAACCATCCCTGTATGATCTTTATATGATTCTAAATCTTGATTAATTTGAAAGGTTAAATCAACATCTACATACTCATGTAAATCTAATTCTACTGCTGCATCTATTAATGTAATTTTTTTAGATCTTGAATAATCTATAATTTTCATGTGATTATTTTGATATTGTGGAATACCATTAGGACTTATTTTTGTTTCAAAAGACATGTCCCTACAAACTTGAGAAAAGTTTTTAAAAGGTTTCCACTTAGATCCTTTTAATAGCCGAGTCTTTGTTTCTATTTCTAATGCTTGTCTTCCCATAGCATGCATTGTAGATACATATTCAAAATCTAATTTAGGAAATTTATCTTCTATTCTTTTCTCAGCTTCCAATGTTGCAGCTCTACTAAAGGTTATGTAGGCTATTTTACTAGGGTTTACTCCATTTTTTATCTCTTGATCTAAATAAGTATTTATTAGTTTATAGGTCTTACCTGTACCGGGAGGACCTGGAATTATTGTTCTCATACAAAAGGTTCATCTTTCATTTTAGTTTTTCTTACATTGGGTCTTTCTAATTTAACAATATCCATTTTTATTATTCTAGTATTTTTACCGTCTATACTCTTAACTAATTCTATCGTACTAAATAGTTCTTCTAAAAGTCTCATTGTTTTTTGTTTAGGATAAGTTTTATCTGGCCACGATTTAGTTCTTTGCAAGTATCTCCAAAAATCTTTAAACTTAAAATAACTGTCTTTTTCGTCTGAATAGGGTAAACCTCTTTTAATATCATTTATATCTTTACCTGGAGCTTTGTTAATAAAATCTGCTAACAGTTCTCTTACTTGAACATTTATTTTAGAAGACTCTGGTGCAGGTACATGACCTAAATTTTTAAATAAATGAACTAACATCTTTCTCCATATAATTTTTCCTACAGGAAGCATAGGTCTATTAAGCTGATTCATAGAAGATATAGAAAACTTTTCAGAATCATGTAGTGTCATGTCATCTACTTCAACACTTTCTCCATCTATAGTTACAAAATATATTGGAGGATCTGAATCATATTTTCTTATTTCTGTTATCTCTGGACTAGGTGCTCCATCTCCAACACCAAATTCTTGCAATACACATAGCTTAGAATTACAAAAAGATTGAATAGGTTCGTCTTTACATTTATATTGGTATTCTTTCTTATCAACTGATTTTATTAAAATTTGTATTTCATTTCTTTCTAAAGGAGGAGTACAATATTTTTTATTATAGTCATGCATTTTTAAATCCCAATCTGAAGAAAATCTTTTTTTAAGATAAACTCCAAAGTTATACATAGCATTGTTTCTTTGTCCGTTTGGAATACCTTCTTTTGATATTGCAATCAAACAAGGTGGTGCTCCTTTTAAAGGATCACTTTCATCTTTATTTTGCTGTTTTTCTTTTCTTATCTCAGCTAACTGTTTTTCTGAAAGTGAATATCTTGAATAAGCAAATAAAAATTGTGTTAAACTTAATTTATTTCCCTCATCATCGAAAGCATACCTAACTGTATTATCTGATCCATGATAAGGTAAGTTTAAAAAACTGCCTGTATCTCCTCTGTCTGCTCTAATATAATCTTGTTTAGGAAATATCTCTGCTCTAGCGTGTCCTAGTTCAGCAGCAATCTTTTTTAATCTATCTCTCATTAAACTTGCTGGAACAAAATCTTTAGTAAATAAAAATGCATGAGCACCACCTGATTTTGATCTAAATAAAATCATAGGTATATTTTTATCTCTTATTTTTTTAATAAAACTTTTGTGATCAAAAGGATAAGTATCTATATCTATACATCCCCATTTACATTTATTATCTTCTCTAATAGGAACAATACCTAAAGCTGGATCTTCTCCATCAAGATGTGCTTGCCACAACTTATCTGTAGGTGGATTTTTTATAGTGAATGATTTTGTCTGATGTTTTCCGTTTTCTGAAAAGTCACCAGTCTTTTTAGTTTGTCCGTATGCAATCTCCAAACCAGAGAATACTTGTTTAAATCTTTCTAACATTTGCCCCGTTTATTTTTATGAGAGGCTTCAGTCTCCCAAAGCCTCCCCATGCATGATCCAGATTATTGTTTATTTTTAGATAAACTTAGATAGAACTGCTTAGCTCTCTCATATAGACCGCTGTTACTTACAGGGCCTATTTTCTGAATATTGTATCCGTACCATTGATTTCCTTTACCAGAATTCAATACTGTACTTAATTTATAAATGTGGCTAAAACATGCTGGTGTATACACACCGTCTTTACCATCCATTGTGATAGACATCATCATAGAGTTCCATTTTCTACTTATTTTACCTTGAGAAGAACTCATAGATATTAAAGCAGTTTCAGTAGCTCCATCAGCACTTGCAACTATTACATAGTGTTGACCGACTGTAAGAATGTAGTTTCCATTCTCTAATCTATCTTTACCCATACCATCTTTGGTTGTTTTAGATAAAATATCAGAATCATCTGCGTATATGTTTTCTGGTCTACCTGAACCAGTTCCAAAATCAGACCATTCTTGATACTCTAACTTATAATGGCAAGGAATAACGTCTACTCCTTTTGCTCCGTCATACAATTTTTTAGTAACTGTATTTAAAAGCATTCCAGGTTCAGCACCTTCTACGTAATTTTGATTACGTTTCTGTGCTTCTCCAGAACCATTTTGTAAAAGTTTTAAGATTGGTAAAGCCAAACTTGTTGACTTAACGTTCTCAAAACCTGAAGATGAATCTTCTTCGAACAGGATTGTTGAAGGAAGTTTTTCACCTTTACTATTTTCTCG